TTCACTGGGCACTGGCCAGCCCACGGCGCTGGACAGGATCCAGACCAGAACCGCGAGCCCGGAGCTTACCACTGCCAACCACGTTCCCCTGTTGCCCTTTTCGGGCAGTATGCGGCTTGCCATCCTGGTATCCTTCAGTTCGGAATGTCGCGTTCCACTTTGCACTGTACGGCCAGGCGCGGGCTGGCACCGTCGGCAACCAACTTCACAATCCTCGGAAACACGGCGTGCGCCCAGCGCACGTCAACTCCCAGGACCGACAGCGGGTTCTCGATGCCCGTGATCCCCTGACCGCTGAGCAGCGTCCAGTGAGGGTAGTCGTCGCCCACCTCCACCCAGATTTCAAGATCCACGGTGTCGATGTTGGAGAACTGGTTCAGGGAGACACAGAACGTGGTGCCGTCGCCAACCTGCACCGCCCCCTGCCCGGGGTCCGTCTTGTCGGGGGCGTCGTCGTCGTCGGTCACGGACCTGGACTTCCACGCCATTCGCCCGTATCTCGTGTTCTTCGGTGCCATGATCTCACTCCTCTGGTGGGTCCGTGAGCGGGACGACAATGGTCTCGGTTCGCGGATCCCGCGGATCCACGTCCGCCGGGTGCTGGGTTTCGGCCTCGTAAATCGGGGCGCAACTCGGGTCCACGAACCCAAGTTCGATGAGTAGAGCAAACAGACGGTTGATCGCTCGACGGTGCAAGGCTGACCGGCACAAGGGATTAGGGTGAACGTCCCAGCTCCTGCCCAGGGTTTCAACTCGGTTGCAGCTGCACACCGGCAGCCGCAGAGTATTGGGCATCGGTGGCTCCCCGGACACATACTGCCCGGCAACCAGAGTGGAGTAATCCCCTGTTCGTTCAGTGTTGCAACCGGAGCAGACCTGTTTATAGGCAGTGGCGTTCAGTTCTCGCAGCATAGTTCTACCTTCCCCTTATGCGGCCAGATATGTGCCATAAGTGTAAGCACTGGCCGGTTGTGCGATGGAGTCGCTGGTGCCACTGACACGCGCGCCGTGCGCCGAAATATTGCTCACGGTTGGGAGCGTAGCCCAGTTGCTGGAAGTGGACACGGTCAACGTGACGGATCCCGGTGCCGCAGAAAACGATTGCTTGAAGTTTATCGCCATGGAGTCCGGCAGCGCCCTGGTCCCGGCCTGGCATACCACAGCTAATCCCCAAGTGCCCGTCTCCTGGTACGTTCCACCCCACGCGGGGGCGGTAGTCTGGTCACCACCCACATTGAATGTCCAGTTGGCCAGGTCGATATGCCACCACCGACTCCAGCCACTGGTCACGTTCCAGGTTCCGGCACCAGTCAGGCGATGGTAGAAGTATGCGCCGTTGCGTGTGATCCTGAGAGCACCAGCCACCGCCAGGTCGTCGTCCTTGGTACAGGTCCCGGTCCCGGCGGCGATCTGAGCATTGATCGTGATCCAGTGCTCGGTGCGGGAGGTGCCGCCGCCAGTCCCATAGTGGTAGAACCGGACGTTGGACCCGGCGCGGTAGGTCTTGAACCAGAGAGCCCAGGCGTCGGCCGACCCGTCGTGCACGAACTGGCGCCCGTTAACGATGTGCTGGTCCTCGGCGAAGATGTTTTCCGCGTTCTTGAACGCGACGTTCGGTGACCAGAGGTCGATCGTGTCCAGGCGCCCGTCGAGCGCCAGGATGTCTGCGGCATCGGTATTCGTCCAACCGAGTACCTGTACGAGGTGATCATAGATCGACCTGGCGTTCGTCAAGCTCCTGGTTGCACCCGCAATACCCTTGGACCCGATCTTCGTGGTTCCGCTGTCGATACCACTATCGCGTTTGAGTTCGCTGACGATGAAGTCAATAGCCGACTTGATCGACGACGGGGTGAACGACGTCCCGTCTTTCCAGGTCCGAGAATAGACATCTGTGATCACGGTCGAATCGTGAACGTGGCCGGTCGGTGACTTCTCGGTGTCGAGTTCATTGATCGCCGCTTGAACCGTCGTCGCCGCGACCCCCCCTGCCGGGGTATTGCTGATCGCGGTCCCGGCGTGGGCCGCCGTCGTGTCGTTGAGGTGGGCGTTTATGTGGGTGAGGAGTTGGTCCAACTGGTTTCGGACCGAGGCCGCGGTCAAGGAATCCGGCGAGCTGGCGGTGGCCTGCCCCCCGATCCTGTTCGCGCCTGCGGTCCCCGCCGTTTGCAGGGCCAGGTCGTCAACCATTTCCTTGACGGCCCCGCCCACGGTCGAGGACCCGATCCAGGAATACGGGGTGAAGTCGATGTCACCAGCAGGGTGGCGGTCGGCGGTACCGTCGAAGTGAAAACCCAGTACCTCGTCTGCCGAGTCCAGTGCCGCCTGCACGTCGGCACCCGATATCTCGTTCCACGTCCCACTGTTCACAGACACGTGCTGGGCGTCCGTGAACACGAAGTCCTGGCGCCGGGCAACGGAAATGTTCGCGTCGAGCACCTGTGTCTGGCCGAAGACCAGGGTCACATCCGCCAGCAGCACCTCTTCCGCCTGCAAGGGTGGAACCACGGGCACCAAGCCCTCGGCCCCCTGTCGAACCCGTAGCTCGAAGCTCTCGTCCTGCTGGTAGTACAGCGGAACCCCATTTCCGTCTACTCGCGGGTCCGACAGTGCCCGCTTGAAATGGAGAAACAGGCCCAGGATCTTTGAGTTGCCGGGGGCGACGACCGCCGTCGGGATCCCGTTCAGATCCTGGCTCACATCGAGCACCTGGCTTGTCGGAACGTAGAGCCGTTGGCCGAGCTGGTCGAATGCCTTTCCAGGAGCCGTGAGGTCCACGGACAGGTTCGCGACTGGGGCATGCTGGGTGGGCGTCAGCCCACTGAAGATCCCGAAGATCCCCATGTCGGTTGCCAGCGCTCGGTCAGCTACCTCGACCGCGTCGAACGCCGCGTCCAACTCGCTCTCTTTCACCTTCTGCCGGAAGTAGAAATCATATCGGCGCATGGTTTCCTCTACAAGTGGAGCAGCGTGTTGAGATCCAGCTCGCTGTCGCCAAGCGACCAGTGGTCAACGTACCCCGGATCCCCTGGTTCTACAAAGCGCACGAAGTGTGTGTGTGCGGGTTTCATGTACTCGACGAGCTGCCGGATCTCGGTACGTTGCTCATCGGTCAAGGTTACCTCTGTTTCGATCGTGAAGGCAAACAGGTTCCAGAGGTTGGTAATCGGTGGTCCCAGGATCCAGTCCACGCCCAGCTCCGATTCCCCCAGGCTCATGGTGGTCACGTTGTACGAGGTGATGGTGACCTCGAGCCCAAAGAAGAAGCGGATCGCGTTTACGATCCCGACCTCGGTCCCTTTCTGTCGGTAGATGTCGAGCAGGATCCTGGCGAGCTTGCGCTTGCGGTTGAGGTCGAGGTCGAGGTCGAAGGGGTTGCCCATGTCGGCGAGCATTGCGTCCAGGAATGCGGCCGGCGCCCGGTCGGGGTCGTGGATCTTGGTATACCCGTCGACGTCCGCCAGCAACTGGTCGGTGACCTCTTGCAGGCACAGGATAAAACGCAGGAGGTCTTGGGTCTTGTCCTGGCGCCGGTTCAGGCGAGGTATCATCTCCCAGAGTTGGAAGCGCCGAGCGCCTGGTGCCTGGGGCACGAAGCCCGTAAACGTGGCAGTCCGGGCTCCTGGCGCAATCGGGTTGCCGTGCTCGTCGGTCACGTCCTCGGCCACCGTCACTAGGTAGCTTGCGCCTGGCGTCTGCTCCACGTCGGTGGTCAGTAGTACGCTGCTCTGGTCGGTTCCGAACACAGCTACCGCCACGGTCAACGGTACACTCGGGTTCAGCCAGTCCTGTTGCTGAAGGATGGCGTAGGCACTTGGCACAAGGGCACTATCGGACATCAGTTCGCTGTACTGGATCTCTACCAGCAGGCGATCGGTTGCCCGCGCATTGAGCAAGGCTGGCGCATCGACATCGGCCACGGTGAACTGGTACGACTGGTCTAGGACCAGGGCGCTGATCTTGGTCTGCGTGAGAACTCGAACCGTGATCACGGCTTGACTGTCCAAGTCGGTTGTCGGGTCCACCACCAGTAACAGGGTGTCGGGGAGGTCGGAACATGAACTCCCCGGGCCATCGAACCCCGGCTTGAACTCCGGGCTCCCACCGCCCTCGAACGCCAGGACCCCATCCACCCAGAGCCGCGTGGCACTGCGCTCGATCCCGTCCGGGCCCACGTCCACGATGTGGACCCCGATGCTGGTCCAGGGTGCGATACCTGTTTCGGCGGGTTGTGGATCGCGGTTCACGAGCACGGGTCGTGTGGCGAGCGCGCTGTCCACCACGCTCCCCACCCATAATGCGCCAAGCTCGATCACCTGACTCATACCAGCTCCAGCTCCAAGCTCACGGTCGCCACCGCGCTCAGCTTACTCACGTTGAGGGCGAGGTCCGTGTACAGTCGCCCCCCGCGGGCGGTTGTGAACGTCAGCGACTTCTGGGCCCCGAACCCGGCGTCGGCGCGTACCGTACCGCGCCAGGAACGGCCGACGGGCAACGAGCCGGGTTGGCGCAGGGCACAGAGCACGCGGATCCAGTTCACGCCCACGAGGTTCACTCCCGGTTGCTGGACGAGCACCTTGTCGCCAGGCGTGAGGTCTGCGAGCACCCCTTCTACATCAGACCCTAGAACGAACGCCCAAGCCCCGCCAGGCGGCGTGTAACCCGCTGGCTGGCATCGCCCCTGCCAAGACCCCAGCCGTTGATCGAATGCCGTAAACTCAGCCACGTTGCACCAGGCGCTACAGCTGGCGAATGACCTCGAGTTGGTCGAAGTACACCCGTCGCGTTACATCGTTCTTCCAGCACCCGATCCCCGCTCGGCCACTTGTGTACGGGAAGCTCCCCGTGTTCACGCCGAGCACGTCGTCCACAAGCTGGCCCATACCAGCAACCGGTTGCCAGTCTGGGGCCGTTCCGATGGGGTGAAGGGTAAGGTCATTCTGCCACACGTCGAGGATCACGTCGCCCGTCAGGTTCACCACCATGTCGATGCGGAGGTGGAACCAGCGGTCGGGGAGGAAGGTCTCAATGCTGAGCCGCTTGATCTGCGGGTTCGTGTACTGGCCCATGCCCGTGGCCATTGCCCCCGTCTTCAGGGCAATGCGATACGGCTCCTCGTCGGTCAACCCCAGGAGGTATGCGTTGTCGGCGATGGCCGAGCCCTGTATACCGACAGCGAGGAAGGGTGAGAACCCCACGTTCCCACCAGACACCCCACGCTTCACGCAACCACGGACGCTGCCACCCTTGGCCATTGGCGCGAAGTTCACTTGATTCGCGAACATGCCCGCGGCCCCCTCCAGGGTATCCACGGAGTTGTACCCGTATACGAAGCTCCCACCGCCGGGCGGTGGCGTGATCCCATAAGTCACACCGCGCTTCAAGGAAGCGGTTGTCAGTCCACCACTGAACGCCGTCCAATCGATCTCGGCCATTGACGCCTCCGTTACAGCAAAGCCCAGGTGTAGCGGGCGGACAGCGTGCCACCAGAATAGGTCACTGTCATCACCCGCGCCTGCTTCATGCCCTCGGGGATCTCCACCTCATCTGCGGCAGTGATGGGATCCCCAACATCCCGCCACGTCGATTCGTACTTGCCCTGCACCTGTACAGAGAACACGGCGCCCACGCTACACGAAACCATCACTCGAACTGCGAGCGAGGGGTCGATGTTCGTCGGGAGCCCAATGCCCCCGGGTGCGGGCACAACCTGTACGCTGACCACGGCGGCGAAGGTCTCGGCCGTTGCTCCGTCGGCCAGCACGAGAGGATCCGGGGTGACCCCTCCCCAATCTGGGAGGAAGGCGTCGTTGTTCCAACCGTTCTCCAGGCCGTCGAAAGGTTCAAGCCCAGCCCCGAACAGCGCGCTCGTCGAGCTGACCTCGGACCAGTCATGCTTGAAGAACTGGTTACTGGACCAGTCGTGCTCAAACCCCTCTCCCGCGTCCCCCGCGAACAGGGCTTCTTCCACCGGGCCCAGTGCCAGCAGGAAGTGCTCGTTGTCCGACCACCCCTGCTCGAAGTCGTCGTAGGGTGTTGCCGTGATCATGGCAGCGTAAAAGATTGCGGTTTCGGAACTAACCTCCGCCCACTCGTGATCGAAGTTCTGGTTCCCCAACCACTCTTGCTCGAAGTCCTCGTACGCTTCTGGCTGCGCCACGTCGAATGCCGCGAACCGGTGTTCGGAGACCACCGCCACCACCGCCCATCCGAGAGCGGTGCCCGCAAGGGGTCCAGGGTCTTGGAACAGAGGGTTCGTGATCACGGTCATAGTTCGTCTCCCGTGTCGCCATTGTACAGGGTCACGGTGCCGAGTACAGGGAACTGGTATACGGCTATTGGCACGTCCCTGACCAGGCCGTTCAACAGCAGACCGCCAGGCGACTGCACCTTACGCACACCACTCACATCCCGGATCGTATCCAAGACGTCCGTCCACGGAATCTCGAGACTGGGATTGCCGTCGCTGTCCTTTCTGTTGTACCCGAAGTCGGACCCGGGGTTCGGCGTCCCGTCCTCAAGCTGGGGTGCGAACATCGCACTCAACGCCGAGGTTATCGCCTGGCGTACTGTGGCCGCCGTATACCCTGGTTGCAGGTAGACCGTAGCCTGGATATCGACCTGGAGGTACGCGGGGTCTGCAACGTACAGCTGGAAGGTCAAGGTGTGCGGGTAGGTTTCGGTCAGCATTACCTCGACCTGGTCTTTGAGCTCCGTGCTCGGGAGCCCACCACCAGCCGGAATGATGTACAGGATCCCGGTGTTCTCGGCGATGCCCGCCATCTGGTCGGAGGTCAGCATCAGGGCTCTGGCGACGCCCGCCACGCGCCGTGCCCCGATCTCAAAGTCCTCCCTGGCCACAGTTCGGTTCAGTACTCGTATCGAGAGCGGCGCCAGTATTCGCGCGGTCTCGATCCCCTCCCGAGGCACACCCCCGGACGCCTTGCCGGCGTTGTCCACGGCAACGCGCACCGGGGCACCGAGGGCATCGGTAAAGCTGCCATCGACCACCACCAGCGTGTGCTGCTCGACGTTCCCGTCGGGGCCACCACCGACCTTGAACTGGACACTGATGCTGCCAGTGGGCAGTGCGCCGTTCACCCCGTCCCCGAACCGGACAAGCGCCTTGTCCTTTGAGTCCACCTCTACCGTGAAGTGGCGATCGGTGGACGAGGACTCGAGGAAGTTCGAGACTTCCGAGTACGCGCCGTTCGTCGCGCTGATGGCCAGGCTCCCGTCAATGAACGGGGCACGGTCCAGGTACAGTTCCTGATCGGCATAGCCCGAAGCCGCGAACACCATGCTCGTGGACTCGGAATGTTCGACGACGCCCGCCGCCTGGGGTGGGTTCGCACCAGCGGTTATCAGCACGTCGTGCAGCAGCTGAAACCGAACGGGGGCGGTCACGTCCTTGGTCCTGACCACGGTCCCGGCTGGGAGACTGACGTTCGCCGCCGGTACAGCCGCAAGGGTAAAGATCACGTCGGCGGTGGCGGGAGCCGCCGTCAGCAGCTCGTAGCCGACGAGCTTGGCATTGGCGATCATTGACCGGCGCTGGACGCACGTCGTGATCCTCCCCTCTCGGGCTTGGGCGTCCTGGTAGTACAACAGCACGTCGCCCACGTGTGAAAACAATTCGACCAGGATGTTCCCGAAGTTGGCCACGTTGAAGTCGGACCAGTCGGGAAAGACGCTGCGCACCAGAGCAAACAACCGTGTGCGCAGGGACTCGAAGTCCTTG